GCTAGGGCCTGCACTTGGCTCTGCAAGACCGCCGAGAAAGCCGCGGCGCCGTCTGGGTTGGACAGGGCCGCGCTCTGCAAGGCGTCAAAGATCGTGGCATCGTCCGTGGCCGGCGGGCCAAGCTGCACATCTTGCAGCGAGTCCGTATTGGACCCGCTGCCGGTCAGGTTGAACAGGTTGAAGAAGAACCGATACCATTCCCGCGAAATCAGCCCCGTGCGCTCGTCCGTAATGGGGACGCGGGGGGCGGGGATGTTGGTTACGTTGGGAGGGCTAGGCATTGGTCGGGCTAATCGCCAATTCGGCGCCGAGAATGGCTATCTTCACCGGGTCGGTGCCAGACACCTCATACACCCGGTCGCGGATTTTCATGGTCATGCCAAGGCGGCGCCAGATGGTGCGGAAGCCGTAGCGGCCGATTTGGCCCATGGACTTCCAATGCTCGTTTGACCATGTGTGGCCGCCATCGTCTGACCAGCGCAGCATGACGCGCGGCACCATGGTCACAAGGGGGCTTTCCGTGACGGAAATATAGTCCTCGCTTTCGGTGATGAGGAAATCATCGCCTTCCGTAAGCAGCAGACCTACCTCAACCGCGCTGTCGAATATTTCATCATCAGACGGCGAAACACTAAGGCCAACGCCGGTTTCGCAGTCGAGTTGCAGCGCGTGGTGCGTGGTACGCTTTAGCGTATTCTGTCCGGTCGGCAGCGCACGCCAGGACCGCAGCCATTTCTGTTCCGCGCCGTTATCTGCGTATACGTCAAGGTTGAAGGCGTAGATGTTGCCGTTTTCAAAATCGCCGACAACAATCTCGTCGTTGAAATTCATCTGGCAGTTGCTGCGGTGGCGCGTGAACGCGCCGTTCTCCCAGCCAGAACGCTCGTGCCAGGCTTGCGTGGCCACGTCGTACACCCACGTTGTATTGGCGGACGGAAAGATCAGCACATAGAATGAATGGCCGTCCTGCTGGTATGTGTAGCCGATAGCGTCAGAGAGATTGCCGTACTGCTGGATTTGCCACTCGACCGCGTGGGTAGAAATGCGCTGCCCGGTATAGCCGTTGGACCGATACACAATGCCTCGGCCGCGGGCGTCGGCGCCCAACCAAAACAGGCCGTTGTCCATCTTGGCGACGGAATACGCGGCTGCGCAGCCGATTTCGTTAAACGCGCCTTGGATGCGTTGGAGTGGGAAATCCGCGGTGCCGGCGTCGTACCAGACTTCAACGGAAGTGGTGCCGAACAACCAAACTTCGCGGTGGTCAACGATAAGAGACACCAAGCCGTCAGGAGAGCCTTCCGCGCTGGCAAAATCTAAGGGATCAACCTGCGTGCCTTCCAGCAAACTTGTGATCCAAAACTTTTGGCTGTTTGGCTGGTTGAACACAAAGTAGCCGTCCAAATAGCCGACCGCGACAGCACCGGGGTAGTCAATGTCGGTGATCTGCTGAAAGACATCAGTCAGGGTGTTGTAGATGTAGCCGGGGCCGTTGGCGGCGATAAAAAGCTGCGTGCCGTTGTCCGACATTGACACAGGGCCGGTGTTGGCAATCGTGCCAATGGAAATGGCGGCCCAGTTGCTGTTGAGTTTATAGAGCGTGTCGCCGGATACAACGTAACCGTACGCCCCCATTTGCCACAGCCCGCGGATAGGCCCGCTGCCAACCGTGGCGAGCAACTGCAAGCCCGGCGCACGCTGAAGAAACGCGGGTTCTTTGCCGCCCTCTGGCACAAGTTCTGGGAACAGGTTGATCATGCGGTTGTCGGCAGCGTTGACGCTGCGCGCCACATACGCGCTGCCAAGAATAGGCGTCTTCATGTCAAACCGTTTCCCGTGTGCGGCATTACGACACTCTAACCTTAATAATGGACCCTGTGCGGTAGATACCGTTAACAGGAACTCCCGCCGCGGCTGCTGCTGCGTCGTCAGCCGCGTTTGTAAACGCAACATTTAAGCTTAAAGCGGACGCGCCCAACATCATAGGTTTGTAAGCGGATTGCGCTGCGTTAGTGGCGTCGATTGTTAATGCGCCACCAAATACAACAGACCGCAACCCAACATCGGCGTCTACAAGATATTGAAAAGGGCTAATTAACCCGGCGCCGCTTGCCGCAAATGACCCACTAAGGGCAAGGCTGCCGCGGGTTTTGTAATCGTAAACTCCGTAAGCTTGCGTCACGCCCGCCGCGTTGCCGGGAAAATACGCGTCAGGGGCGCCGATATTACCAAGATCAATAAAACCATTATTATGCACGAGAAACCGTTGGCCGGTGGCGCTACCACTGTAGGTTTGCCCGATACATTGCGCTGTTCCGGGGCCAGCAACGCCGATAAAAAAAGAACTGAAATTTGGTGTCCCGGTAATTGAAACCGTATTTAAATTATTAAGTATTTTGCCGCCTTGCATAGCGTGCATGTGGCCTACAGCCCCGCCGCTAATAGAATAGTTTCCGGTAGATTGAGCAAAACCGTCCTGAAAAACGTCCATGTGAAAGTTAGGAACGGCCCCAAAATTAATGTCGCTCCAATAAATCACCCCGCGCTGAGTAATGTAAAATCCGCTGCCGGTGGCCGCAATTTGGATTTTAAAACCTTTAACGGTCAAAATAGCGCCGTTTGTTACTTGAAACCCGTTGGCGCTTGTAAGGTTTAGAAAAACATTTGAGGGGTTTGCCGTATTACCTTCAATAATCACTCCTGTATTTGGTGGATTAATGAACGCTGTGTTGACCGACACTCCATTAATATACGTGCCGTCGGCCACGCGAATAGTAACTGTTTGTTGATTAAGGTTGACGCCTGCAAGAACATCTATGGCTTTTTGAATTGTTAAAAAAGCCCCGCTAGATGAATTTGACAGCCCGTTGTTACTGTTGGAACCGTCTGGCCGAACGTAATACGTTACGGAAGCGGTCAATTTACTTGCTATATTGGCAGCTAACACTTTTTTAGTGACGCCCATTTGAACAAGAGGGACTTGTTCAGCGCCGGTCAGCGGAACCGTAGCATCAGGAAGCTGGGAGATTTTCACGCCGTCGGTCATTAGTAGTTCCCCGCATAAATGTTGTAGCGCTGACGGGTGCCCACGATGCTGTAGGGCAGCGCCATGATGTCGTCAGGGTTGTTGATGCGCTTCAGGTTCCGCTTAGATGTCATCGCGATGCGCTGCACTTGGGGTGTCGGCTCGACGCCAAACTCAGGGGCCATTTCGCAGGCCAAGTTATAGCGGAACGCGCGCAGGTAGCCGGGCGGGAACGTCAAGTCTGTGGCCAGATTGGCCGGCTGGGATAGAGGTTCGACCGACACGATGTGGAACTCCAGCACCTTCGTCGGCACCGGGTAGACGTACATCTCGATGTCGGGGAACGTCATGTTGACCCACAGCACCTGCGGGTATGTGCTGGTCACGGTCTTGACCGCGATGCCGTTGTACTGCTGCTGGTTGATCAACTTGAGACCGTAGGAAATGCCCGACGCCGGATCGCGGAAATAGGTGCTGTCGTCGATGGCGATTGGCCGGTTGCCCACGATATCGCCGGAGGGGCCAAACGTGCGAGAGATGGTGCCCGGCGGCCAAGTCTCCACTTGGTCTTGCGTGGAAAACACCGAAAGGCGCTCGGTGTTCCAACTTTCGATCATCTGGTTCATGGCGGCAAGCGCGTCTTGTGACGTTTCCGCCGAAGGGGTTTCGCCCTCGGCCAAAACGCCCAGCAACCGTAGGGAGCCGTTGATCAATTCGCCTGCCGTGGCCATGTCAAACTTCCTTCTCTACGCGCCGGCGGGCGCGTCGCGCCAACCCGTTTACCGCAGCTTCAGCAAGAGCCGGTTCTGGCTCAGGCGCTGGCGCCGGGTCGGCAGGGTTATAGCGCATCCAGCCGTACTCTTCATCATGTTTTGCTTCGGCTTCCATGGTGGCTATTTTATCGCCATGGTCAGGGTGCCGCAGGTAGATCAAGCCCATACAAACCTCTGGAAGTCGGCCCCTGCCGAAGCAGGGGCCGGGTCGATTACGAGATCGCGTACAGCGCCCAGGAGTTATCCCCCAGACGACGGGCGCGGAAGGAACGCACGGTACCGGCGGTCGCCGCAATGGTCATGAGACCCTGCGAACCGCTGGAACCGATGGTCCAGCCGGTGTTGGTGGTCATCGTGATGACGCCCGCGGTCGTCGTGTTGATGACGCGGAAGTCAAAGGAGGAACCCGCCTTGGAGTTGTTCAGGTAGGCGTCCAGATCGGAAGCCAACGGCAGCGTGTAGGCGGCGGTCGTCGTCGGCGTACCGATGATGATGCCGTTAGTAAGCTGCGCGGACGTCAGCGTCGCGCTGTCCGTAGCCGTCGCCGGTACGGGAACAGTGACGATTTCCGGTTCGTTAAGGTTGCCATCACCAATCTGATAGCCGCCACCGACAGAAGGAAGTGCCATGATCGTGTTCTCCTATCTCTACCTGTTAGCCCCACATCCGCACGGCCATCGGCGGGCGAATGGTGCTGAAACCGTACAGCACGTCAATACGGCACGGCAGACGGTCGTTGTTGATGTCGTACTGGCGCACAACACGCATGGAGATGCCGTTGTGGACCTGACGGGAGGCCATGTCGACGCCCTGCGGCAGCAGAAGGTCG